TGTTACTGCAGATTCTTTTCTAGGTATTGCAACAATTACAGTCGATCCATTTGATCCTACTGGTGAAAACACTTATGTTCAGTTTAATGATAATGGTCAATTTGGTGGTGCCGAAGGGTTAGTATATGAGGGAACACTAAAGAAAGTTGCAATTGGTGATACTGTTTTTGGATCAGAAACATTATATGTAACGGGTAATGTTGGTATTCAAAGTGAACTAAATGTAGAAAAAGTATTTGTTTCAGATAAATCTCCAACCCTAGCAAACGAACTTGCTTCAAAAGAATATGTTGATTTATTTGCCACTGCAGCACTTGTCGTTCAGCAGGCAGTATCAGTTGCAACCACAGCTGATCTTGGTGCTACTTATTTTAATGGTCCAGTTGCAGGTGTTGGTAATAGCACCTTAGGTGTTGGAGCATCTCTCGTATCAAACACTAATCAAATTTTGAAAATTGATGGATTTGAACCTGTAGTAGATGATAGAATTTTAGTTAAAACACAAAATAATGAGTGGGAGAATGGATTTTATGTGGCAATTTCCACTGGATCTGCAACAACTCCATGGATTATAGAAAGAACTCAAGACTTCGACCAACCAGAAGAAATTATTGAAGGTGCATTTACATTCGTAACTGATGGTGTAGAAAATGGTGCAACTGGATTTGTACTTATTGATATTTTGCCTGCGTTTGATTATGTTGGAACTGGATATGTTGGTTTATCTACGATTAGATTTACTCAGTTCTCTGCAGCTGGTCAGGTAGAAGCAGGTGATGGTCTATACAAAGTTGGTTCTGTTGTTAATGTTGGTACTGCAAGTTCTAATCGTATTAGAGTAAATGCCGATGATATTGATCTTGCTGTAGTATCAACTGCAAACACCTATACAAATTCTACAACTGAAAAGTATTTTATTACTACAGTTCAAACTGATGGATATGGTAGAGTAAGTGGTATTACGAGTGATAAGCATCAATATGCATCATATGTTGATCATGGTGTAGTTAGACTAGATCCACTAGCATTCTCTGTTAATGCAGTTTCTGGTATTATAACTGCTGCTGATTACTTTAATGTAACCAATATTAATATGCCATTTAGTGGTGCAAATGGAATTCTTACATGTAATGTAATTAAAGGTGCAGATATTGATAGTAATGGTAACATCACTCAAATGAATTCTGCTAACTTTAGTGGTATTGTTACTGCAGCTGCATTTGTAGGTGATGGATCAAACCTTAGTAATATTATTACTGGTGTTGGTCTTGCTACTGAGGGTGGATATGTTGGTAGTGGTGCAACTACTCTGGATTTTAGAGGTCCTGCAATGGGTCCTGTTACAGTTGATATTTCTAGTGGTCTAGGCACAATCTTTATTGAAGGTGGTAGAGATATTGATGAAATTGGTTCTGCAAACCAAGTTCTTTATAAAGATAATAATAATGTTGCAACTACTTCTGCAAACTTGCAGTTTAATGGGACAAATTTAACTTGTGCGGGTAATGTTATTGCAAACTCAGATGAAAGACTCAAAGAAAACGTAGAAACTATTACAGATGCACTTGATAAAGTTAAGAAACTTCGTGGTGTTGAATATGATCATAAGAAAACTGGAGAACATTCTATTGGTGTAATTGCACAAGAAATTGAAAAGGTAATTCCAGAAGTTGTATTTGAAGATGCTATGGGAATTAAATCTGTTGCATATCAAAATATCGTTGCGGTACTGATTGAAGCTATTAAAGAGCAGCAAGTTCAAATTGAAGAACTTAAAAAGAAGTTGAACTAAATAAAAATAGTCCAATAATAACATAATGGCAAAGACCTGCAAATCAGGATACTATTGGTGTTATACCGATAAAAAGTGTAAAAAAATACCATTAGGTTGGCATGTAGGTCGTGGTGGGATAATTGAAAAAGATAAAGATGAAAATGGTGAAGAAAAGAATGGAAATGGTGACTCCAATGGAGATGGTGGCGGGGTAACTGAAGATCTTAGAAAGTGGTTTGGTACTGGAAAAGAAGGTGGAGTTGGTGGTGGTGGATGGGATGAATATAATACAAAAGGTGAAAGAACTGGAAAATGTGCTCGTGGTGAAAATGATGATGGTGAGGGTCCAAAACCAAAATGCTTATCAAAAGAAAAAGCAGCAAAAATGTCTAAATCTCAAATTGCTGCAGCAGTAAAAAGAAAAAGAAAAAAAGATCCTGTAGCAGATCGTCCAGGTAAAGGAGGAAAACCTAAAATGGTCTCTAATAAAATTGACGAAGCAAAGAAACAACCAGATCATGAGCACTCCATGATTCGTTCTGAGCTTGAAACGATTAAAAAGGCAGTAGATCGTCTCAAGTCAAAAATGAAAGGTGAAGGGAATGTAGAGGCATGGGTTCAATCAAAAATTACAAAAGCAGCAGATTATATTGACTCTGCTGCAGATTATGTTGATAGTGGTGAGCATAATGTTCATGGATCTATGGATGAAGCAAAAAAAGATCCATGTTGGAAAGGATATAAGCAAGTAGGAATGAAAAAGAAAGGTGGTAAAGAAGTTCCTAATTGTGTTCCAGAATCTGCAATTCCTGCAGCAATTGATCCTATAAAGCATAGAGAGCAACAACGTGCTGCTAAGATCAGAACTCTTGCACAAAAGGGTTCTACTGAGGGTGAGAGAGCAGCAGCAGAAAGGAAAACTAAAGGTCCTAAGATGTTTGGTGAAGATCTTAAGTTAGTGGATAAGATTCTCCTTGAAATGGAAGCAGAAGTTCTTAATGAAAAGAATGTTCCCACTAACCCCTCACTCTGGTCAAAGATGAAGGCAAAAGCAAAAGCAAAGTTTGATGTATATCCCTCTGCTTATGCTAATGGTTGGGCTGCTAAAGAGTATAAAAAAGCAGGTGGTGGATGGAAGTCCGTGTCCGAAGAGTCTTCTGGAATGAGATATTGTCCAAAATGCAAAAAAGATGAAACTAGAGAAGAATGTGTATATGGACCTAGATATTGGGACATGTTCTCAATGCCATCATCTTTAAAACAAACATACGAATCAACTGAATATGAAGAGAATGATGAAGTTTGTCCATATTGTGGTTGCGACCCTTGCGAATGTGAAGGAGTAGAAATTGAAGAGGCAGTTAGAATGCCAGCAAAAACTGGAAATCTAATGTATGTAATGGTGACTTGGAGAGGAAAAGGTTATTCAATGAAAGTCTTTTTCCCACAAGCAAAAAGACCAACAAGATTAGAAGTTGAAGAAAAAATGCAGGGAGTATATCCTGGATGCAAAGTTAGACATATTGAAGTTATTGATATGAAACCAGGTGAGCAATTTTTGCAAGTAAGTGAAGGAGCTGCCTGGACAAAAAAGTCTGGTAAAAATCCTGAAGGTGGTTTAAATGAAAAAGGACGTAAGTCTTATGAAAGAGAGAACCCAGGATCTGATCTTAAAGCACCTTCTAAGAAGGTTGGTAATAAGAGAAGAGAATCATTCTGTGCCCGTATGCGTGGTATGAAGAAAAAACTAACTTCTGCTAAAACTGCTAACGATCCAGACAGCAGAATTAATAAATCTTTAAGAGCTTGGAATTGCTAAAATGAAATCTTTCAAACAATTTCTATCAGAATCAGTAAACATCTCAGGAGATTTTAACGGAAATCTCTATATTAATTCACAAGATCAGCAACAGAAACCTGAACAAGTTGGTGAAAGTTATGTTGCAGATATTGTTTGGATGGGGAGCATATATAGACTTGAGATGGTAACTAAAAATGGTATGCCATCAAAACAACAACTTGGTGAGCAACTTCAAAAAGAATATCCTGGAGCAATTGTTCATAACATTTATCCAGTAGAAGAAAAAAACTTTAACATTCAAAACGCAAAAAGGTATCACCCATCAAAACTAGAATGGATTGACTAATTTATGGCTCAGTGGAATAAGACTACACAAGACTTCTTAAATCAAGAGAGAAGTCTCTTTGAGGTATATAATATCGCAGATCACTGGGGAAATCAGACAGACTGGAGACCTCAGTTTTCTGATGGTAATCGTCTCAAAGTTTCTCCGTATCAAACAGTTTTCTTTA